GTAAAAAAAAAAAGAGGGTGGGCTTTTTGGGCCCACCCAGTTTGGATTAGGATTTTTTGGTAGGAGTGATTAGGACATTTCTGACCCATTGGTACCGAATGTTTAGGAACTTGGAGATTTGGGAACGAGTTAGGTTTTGGGAATGGAGGTATCGAATTTTGGAAGAGGTAGTGGTTAGGTTGGAGGGAATGGTGATGGTTGGAAGAGTGGTTTGGGTTTTGGTTGTGTTGGACATTTGGATCTCCTTTCGTCTCAACATGATCAATATACCACACCCCCTAAATTAACACCCGCGCTCATTTCGCTGGGCTGCTATTCGGAATTTGCTTGGCTCAAAACCAGTACCTCTATTACCGGGTCCTACAGGGTGGGCCCGCAGGGCGGTCGCACGGTCCCCGGGCCTCTCGGGGCAAAAGAAAGAGGGCCGAAGCCCTCTCCTTACCAGTTGATGTGGATGGCGTACATTATCATTATGACGGGAAGGATGAGGTTGAAGAAGACCCAGATCCATACTGCGTCACTCATGTCACCACCTCTTCCAGATCGCTATGGCTGCTACCGTCACTACGCCCATATCCACGACGATGATGTGATTGATCATCGGCACCATTACGTACACTAGGTATAGTTCCCATACCGTCTCTAACATGGCTAGTCTCCTTAGCGGAAAGAGTTAGGAGCGCATTTGCGCGCTCCTATTGTTGTTGCTAGCTGCCCTTCTTTACTGGAGTGATCAGAACGTTACGAACGTGCTGATAGCGCTTGTTCAGCGTCTTCGCAATCTCGCCTCTCGTCATTCCGCACGCGTCGAGGTAGCGGATGCGTGAGCTGGTAGTTGTGAGTACGCTGAGCTTTTCTGGATCGAACTTCAGCTCGACGTTCGCAGTCTGTTCTTTCTTCGACATCTTGGATCTCCTTGTAGTAAGCTGCATTGCTTACAATTATGAATATAACGCATATTAAAATAATCACCCGCGCTATGTTTGCTTAGCTGCTACGCATAATTCGCTTGGCGGTGGATTGGCTAAAAATTTTCGGATTTGTAGACGAATTTGGCCGCGCCGCGCGCTCAGTAGGTTTCCCAACCACGAAAATTTTGCACGTCGGAAAAGTGAGGCCCACGCCTGATGGAGCCACCATAAAATGACCAGAAAGAGACGGCTTGACCATCGATCGATAAGCTCCTATAATTCTAGCATGAAGGTGAGTGGCTACCAAGGAGCCCACTAATGGCCGGTCTGTTCGACTTCCTTATCGTAGTTGTCGGCCTCTTCGTGATCGGAGGTATCATCTGGGCCGCGTTGGAATTCATCCCAACGGATCCGAACTTCAAGAAGATCGCACAAATCGCAGTGGCGGGTGTGATCATTATCGCCTTCATCATCGCCATTAGAGGCGTCTTGATGGGCGGAGGTAATCCGCTCCAGCCCCTGAACATTCTATGGTTCGCTATTGGCGTGATCGTCGTCCTGCTCGTATGGTACGTGGTTATCAAGATCGTCGAGTGGGCTGCAACCGTGTTCCCACCGTTTGGTAGGATCCTGGAGATTCTCAAGTTCATCATAGCAGCCATTGCACTAATTTCCATCCTTGCAATAGCCGCTGACGAACTGTTCTCTGGAGGCAGCCATATGGCATCCTTTACGGGAATACAACAGCGCCAGTTGCACTAGGTTATAACTATGAAGCAGCTGACAATCGAGCACTTTCAAAAGCCTCTCCCAGGGGAGAACGAAGGGCTTGACAACCCAGCTGACCGTCAATTTCGGTCCGTCCCAGCGACTATCAACGGACCACCGAGCCTCCCCCAACTGGTCGAAGAGCCTATGGCTCCACCTATTCCAATGGCTCTTCGACCCTTTGTCTCCACACCGGAGTACCAATCCCCTAGCATTCGCAGCCATGCAGAGCTAGTGCTCACGCTATCACAACACATCCCCTTAAACGACTACAAGCTGCCATCACACATATACCGACCGGACTTGCTAGACCCGAAGATGTTCAACGACATCCAGGAAGGTGACTACCAAAAAGTTTTGTCCTTCTTGGAAGCCGCGGAAGTAAAGATCGATTACCACGAAGGCTATCCAAGTATTCAAGGTCTTCCCTTATGGTGTGCGTTACCATGGGAGTCCCCAGACGACTACAACGTGTTCGAGAACTACCTTAACCTCCCAGGAGCCAGGCAACTACACCTACTCCCTAGGGACTATGGAAGGCGCGCCGCGGCACTATTCCACACAAACTACTGGGCATTCCGAGTTCAAGCTAGCGACGCATTGGCTGTCGTCCATCACCAAAGGATGCGCCAACAACGGATCCTAAAGACAGATGATCGCCATTTCCTTGAGGCGGAGAAGCTGCTTACCCAACTGACGAAGCTTGCCCCGTCGGTCAACTGGGACAACTTAAAGGAAGAGCCTGACAAGTTCGTCAAGACGCTTGCACAAGTAATCGAGCTCCAACGTAAAGCGCTCGGTGCAGATCGTAAAGAGGCGGAGCCACAAAAGGCTGCCCAGTCGGTCGAAGTTACAATGCGAACGATGATCCAACAGCCTGGTGATCCCAATTCCCCCGCCCCTAACGGTCCTACAATCACCGAGGATGGCGAACTAGACATCAGGGACATTCTTAGGAAAGCGGGGGACGTTAAACAGCTGCAAGAGCTAGTCTTGAGAGTAGGCCGATGAGTATGCCTGCCTTCGACCATGAGCAGCAGCGTCTGCTAAAGAGGCTGGCAACCAATTGGCGGTTGACACCGGCGACACAAATGTCCCACCTCTCTGGAGGCGCATGGATTGCCGCTCCGTGGCTCCAGTATACCAGTGCTATTGTCGCCCAAGCAATTGCTAGAGGTGGGGCACGAATCATTATTTCCGCACCACCTCGACACGGCAAGACCGAGTTGATTTCTGTGGGGACCAGCTCGTGGATCTTAGAGAACTTCCCTAAGCACAACGTTATTCTGGCGGCCTATGGCGCTGATCTCGCCGAAGTCGCTGGTAGACGTGTGAGAGATCTTATCCAAGATCATGAGGATGAACTCCGTGCAAAGATACGACGAGATGCTAGTCGAGTTAATGCTTTCCTTACCGAAACTGATGGATATATGTTTTCTGTTGGTCTCGGCGGCGCTATCACTGGCCGTGGAGCTCATGTTCTTGTAATTGACGACTACATCAAGGAAATCAAGGAGGCTCTGAGCCCTGTTTACCGCCAATACGTCTGGGATTGGTACGTTACCACAGCGCGTACTAGGCTAGAACCTGGCGCCAGCATCATCATTATCGCCACCCGATGGCATTCTGACGATCTGATTGGTCGTCTATTGAAAGCTCAGCCTGGAAGGTGGACAAATATCGTCTTTCCGGCCATTGCTGAGCTTAAAGAGAGCGAACAAGATGCGATCGGCCGTGTCAATGGGGACCCGTTATTCCCAGAACGCTTTGATCTTGCGGCCCTAAACGAGATCCAGGAGGATCTTGGCTCCACTTTCTTTCGTGCCCTCTACCAACAACAGCCGGTTGACGAGTCTTCTAAGATCGCCGACGGCAATTGGTTGAAGCCTCCAATCGACATTTTGCCGGATTTTGGACATGTCAAGCAGATGCGTATGTGGGATATCGCTGCTACTGAGGGTGGTGGTGATTATTCTGCTGGTGTCCATGGTATTTATGAGCGGGAAAGGGACTTCTTCTGCATCACAAACGTCATTAGACGGCAAATCTCTCCGCAAGAACTGGAGAAATTGGTCCGACAAACTGCTATTGCGGACGGTCTGGGCACGCAAATCGGCATTTTCCAAGAGCCAGGAGCCGCAGGAAAGGCGTTAATTGCGCATTACGAGGCCAATGTCGTCCCGGAATACCGCGTAATCCCGATCCCACAGACCAAGAACAAGCTGGTTCGCTCGCAACCGATGCTAGCAGGGGCTGAATCTGGCAAGGTAAAACTACTCAAAGGCTCGTGGAATGACGCGTTTATCAAGGAATTCGACACGTTCCCGACAGGAGATTTCGACGATCAGGTAGATTCTGCAGCGGCTTGCTACTGTCATTTGACCGGAAAGAAGATCTTCTCCGCGACTTGGGGACGTGATTTGCTGCCCAAGCCACAACTTTCTGACCCAACCAGGCCGCCACGGAAGGCTATTTTCAGCGTCCGTTCGGCTACATGGGGGAGTAGATAATGGACCAAGTAACACCTCCTGGCTTAAAAGCTAACGTCAACGAGGACGATTTTGGCGGTAACGCGCAGACGATGAATGCGTGGTTCAATCGCGTTCGTCTGTGGTTGTCGGGAATGCAATATGGCGGCGCACGGGATATGTATGCCGTCCTCGGGTACACGCGATTCCTGCAACAGCATGACTACGTTGCTCGCTACCTTCGTCAAGACATGGCGCAGAGGCTTATCAATCAGCCTGTTATGTCAACATGGGCAGATCCTCCAGAGATCCTTGCGGACCAAGCCTTTTCAGATGCTTGGCAGACGCTGACAAACCCGACGTTGAGCGGAATCAACGTTTGGCAGCAGATTATCCGGCTCGACAAACTGGCTGGACTTGGACAGTTCGCCCTACTCGTGTTTGGTTTTGATGACGGTCAACCACTCGATCGTCCGTTAACGTCGGGGGCGAAGCGGAAGATTCTTTACCTGCAACCCTATGCTGAGGCTGCGGTAAGAGTTAGGGAATACAACGAGGATAATCGAAGTCCGCGTTTCGGCCTACCCGAAGTTTACACCGTCTCCCCAGGGAGATTCCGCCCCGAGATGAGGACTGGCAACCAAGGCTATTCCTATTCTAGTGAGTATGGTCGCAGGCAGTTTGACGTCCATGCCAGTAGGGTCTTACACGTAGCCGAAGGACTCTTGGAAGATCCTGTCTACGGAAGGAGCCGCTTGGAAGTCGTAACCAATCTCTTGGACGACCTATTGAAGATCGTTGGTGGTGGATCGGAGGCTTTCTGGTTGGTTGCCAATCGCGGTATGCAGATCGACGTCGACAAGGAGATGGATCTTTCACCTGACGACCAGGCGAACCTGCAGCAGGAGGTCGAGGACTATCAGCACGAGATCCGCCGATTTATCCGGACACGTGGCGTCAAGATCAACCCACTTGCAGGGAAGATGACTGACCCACAAGGAGCATTCAACAACGTCATTGCCCTACTATCGGCAGCGTCTGGAATCCCACAGTCCATCCTCGTCGGCTCCTCCCGAGGCGAGACCGTCTCACAGCAAGACCGTGCGGCTTGGTCGGAAAGAGTCTCTGAGCGCGTCACAGAGTATGCAGATCCTGTTGTGTTGCGTCCATTCCTCGATGTATGCATCAATGCCGGGACGTTACCGAAGCCGACTAGTATCAAGATCAACTGGCCGGAAGCGTTCAAACTCAATCCGTTAGAGCGTGCGCAGACCTCTGCACAGATGGCTCGCTCTGCTTCTAACCTGTCGAAGTCCCAAGACTTTGCTAGGTCAAGCAAGGTAAAGCCGCTGTTCACGGATCAAGAGGCAAGACGTATCGTGTCCTTCGACAATCGCATGCCCGTGTTCGAACATTCAACCC